ACAACAGGCCATCGCCAGCCGCTGACCGAACGCGACCCCGCGCACGGGCGGCAGGACGGCAACGCACTTTCAGTGTCTGCGCCGTCCTCCACCGCCCACCTATTTCAAAGGCCAATTATGAATAACACGGTTGTTATCCCCGCCCCGCGACCGGCAGACGCTGCCGAGCCGCCGGTAAAAAATACGTTTTTCTGGCCTGACGTTGACCTGCAGCAGCTGCGCGATTCGCTGCGCTATGAGGGAACGGTCACGGCGCAGCGCCTGCGCCTTGCCGTGAAGACGGCAATTTCTGAAGTGAACGCCGAGCTGTACGACTGGCGCGCCGCGCAGATTGCGGCGGGCTTTAAGGTGCTGGCCGACGTGCCTGCGGAATCGCTGGACGGCGAAAGCGAAAAGGTTACGGCCTACCTTGCCGCCGTCGGCGCGCTGACCGCCGCCACCATCGTTGAGCGCTATCGCGGCTATGACGCCAGCGGCACGAAAAAAGCGGGCGAAATCGAGGCGAGCGCCGACGAGTACTGGCGCGACGCGCGATTCAGTATCAGCCGTATTGCCGGTAAGCCTGGCTGCATTGTGGATCTGCTCTGATGAACGTTTATGCACAGCAGGGCGATACCGTTGACGAAATCTGTCAGCGCTATTACGGGCGTACCGGTCAGGTAGTCGAGCTGGTTTATGCGGCTAATCCGGGCCTCGCCGAAAGCGGGCCGGTGCTGCCGCACGGCTGCGAGATGACGCTGCCTGATCTGCCTGAATCTTCAGCAGGTGAAACCGTCAACCTGTGGGACTAAAAATGGAAAAAATCAGCTCTGTGATCAACTACCTGATTGGCCTCATCCTGATGTGGTTTGGCCGTCACACGCCACAGGATATCGCCTTTATGGTCGGTTCCGGCGTGGCCGTTATCACGCTTATCACTAACGTGGCGACGTTCTTTATCAACTGGCATTACCGCCGTAAAACCTACGAGCTGCAGCGCCTGCGGGGGGTGAGCCTTGAGCCAGACCGTTAAACGCTGCGCCGTGGTGGCCGTGCTGGCAATTGCTGCGCTGCTGCCACAGTTCAAAACCCTGAAAACGTCCGAGGCCGGGCTTGCGCTTATCGCCAATGCCGAGGGGTGCCGCACCTCGCCTTATCAATGCAGCGCCGGAGTCTGGACGAACGGCATCGGTCACACAGAGGGCGTGACGCCACAAAGCCAGGTCAGCGAGCGGCAGGCGGCGGTTAATCTGGTGTATGACGTGATGCGCGTCGAACGCGGGATCGATGCCTGTATGTCGGCCGAGATGCCACAGCCGGTCTATGACACGGCCGTTTCATTCGCCTTTAACGTCGGCGTGCGCGCGGCCTGCAGCTCGACCTTTGCCCGTTACATCAGGCTGCAGCACTGGCTTGATGCCTGTAATGAGCTGCGGCGCTGGGTGTTCGTTAAGGGCGTAAAAAATCGCGGGCTGGAGAACCGCCGCGCGAATGAGACAGCCTACTGCCTGCGGGGTGCGTCATGACGCGCCTGATTGCCGCTTTGCTGGCCGTCGCTCTGCTGGCGCTGGGCGTGACCGGCTGGCAGTGGAAAATTGCAAAAGACGACCTGACCAGCGCACAGCGCATTATCGGCACGCTGTCGGCCGGTATCGAGAGCCGCGACCGGGCGATAGCCAGGCTGGACGCGGATGCGAAATCCAGCCAGAAGCGCGAGGCCGAGCTGCGGCTGATGCAGGGCCGTGCCAGCACGGCCGCGCTTAACCGTGAAACGACCATACAGAGAGAAACCGATGCGAATCCGATACTGCGTAACTGGTCTGCTGCTGATCTGCCTGACGATGTTATCCGGCTGCACGCCCGTCCGGCCTTCGCCAGCGCCAGAGATTATCTGGATTGGGTGTCCGCGCGTGACAAGCTGCCCGGTGCCGGGAAACAGCCTTAAAACGGCGGGCGATCTGGCGGCGGATAATCGTCAGCTTGAGGCCGCACTCGCTGCCTGCGGGCTGCAGGTCGAAATAATCAAAGACTGCCAGGAACAACACGATGCTGAAACCACAACAACTGCGCCAGGCGCTGACCGACAGCGTGCCGGAGCTGCAGCGAAACCCTGACGCGCTGAACGTGTTTATCGACAGCGGGCGCATTGTTTCGACGCTTGCCAGCTCGCTGTCGTTTGAATACCAGTACCGGCTCAACATGGTCATTACCGACTACGCCGGTAACATCGACCTGCTGATCGTGCCGCTGCTGGCATGGCTGCGGACGAATGAACCCGACATTATGGCAAGCGAGGAAAAGCGCCGGACGGGCTTTACCTTCCAGGCGGACGTGATCAGCGACACGGCCAGCGATCTCAGTATCGAGCTGCAGCTGAGCGAGCGTGTGATAGTGAAGCAGGCCGACGACGGGCTGCACGTGACCCACGTCGGCGAGAACCCGCTGCCGGAGAATGACGCCCGACCTGTGCAGCTTTATGTTCACGGCGAGCTGGTTAGCGAGTTGCAGACATGAGCGAGTTGCAGCTTGTAAATGACCGCATGGAGGCGCTTATCAGCAGCCTGTCAGCCCCGGCGCGCAAAGAAATGGCGCGCAGCATTGGGCGCAAGCTGCGCGCGAGTCAGCATCAGAACATCAAGCGCCAGCAGGCACCTGACGGCACGCCCTTTAAAGCCCGTAAAACGCAGCCGGTGCGCAGCAAAAAGGGCCGCATAAAGCGCGAGATGTTTGCAAAGCTGCGCACCGCTAAGTACATGAAGACGCAGGCCAGCCCGAATGAAGCCGTGATCGAGTTTGCGGGCAACGTGCAGCGCATGGCCCGCGTGCATCATTTCGGCCTGCGCGACCGGCCATCGCGTAAAGGCAAAGAAGTGCAGTATGAAGCCCGCCCCCTGCTCGGGATAAGCGAAAAAGATTTAGATATAATCGAAGCTGCCGTGTTAAATTACTTAGTTAATATTTAAAGGAGGCACATTAATGGAAAGTAATAAAATAAAAACAGTAACTCTGTATTTTGGATTAATATTCATCTCACTGGGTGTTGTTGCATGCCTCTTTGGAAATGTAGCGGGCGGCAGTGTAGTTATAATCACTGGCTTGGCTCTAATGCTTCTAAGTCAATTTCAACTAGAATCAATAAAAATGCTAGGGCTAGAAGCTAAGCTGATTAGCACCATTAATGATGCCGAAAAGGTCTTGGAGAAGCTAAAGAAAATCTCACTGCCAATTTCCGAAATTGCCTTAGCAACTGCTGCAAAGTCAGGGAGGGTTGGTTCTGCCACTCCGTCAAAAGATATGATGGAATATGTCATGACCATTGAAGAGCAATTAAAAGGTATGGGGATTAAAGAAAGTGAGTTAACAGCCATCAAAAAGCCTTGGATTCGAACAGCATCTTACGATTTATCATCTCGGCTACAACAAAGATTCTTGCTTTATTATGATTTTTTATCTGATAAAGAAAGCGAAGCGATTTCAACCTTAAATGATGGAAACGAAAACGACAGATTAAAAAAAGATGAAATGCTTCTTAAAATAAAATCATTAGAAGCAGAAAAGAAAGCTGCACAGAGCTTACTGTCTTTCGATACTGTTATTAGTTATGTCGATGAACTGATATCATTTATTAATAGATCTAAAGCTTTGAGCGAATCACAGCAAAAGGCATTTATAGCAAACAACCTTGAAGCCATAAACGATATTAATCACCTTATTAATACGGGACAAATCCGCCGCCCAAATCATCCTGACAGTTTCCCCATCAAGGATTAATTCACTTTGTTTGCTGTTCTCTGAACAAACTCCTAATCTTTGCCTCTTCAGCCGTAAGAAAGCACTCTTACGGCATGAACGAACAAATCGCAGAAATCCAGCGCCTGCTGCGCAACTTAATCCGCATCGGAACCGTGTCTGCCGTCAATCTTGACGGCGGGCTATGCCGTGTCGATACAGGAAAAAACACAACCAACTGGCTCCACTGGCTGAGCGCCCGCGCGGGTAAAACCCGCTCCTGGAATGCGCCGTCAGTGGGTGAGCAGGTGCTTGTTCTGTGCCTCGGCGGCGAACTCGATACCGGCTTTGTGCTGCCGGGTATTTTCTCCGATGACAACCCGGCTCCGTCTGCCTCGGCCGATGCGCTGCACTGGTCATTTCCTGACGGCGCGGTGATCGAGTACGAGCCGGAAACCGGCGCGCTGAACGCAACCGGCATACAGACAGCAACCATCAAAGCGGCGGTAAAAATCCTGTTCGACTCGCCAGAAGTAGAATGCACAACGCTGCTCAAAACTGCGCAACTGGAAGTCACAAAGGGCGCAACGATGAAAGGCAACGTTACGCATAGCGGTGGCAAGTTGAGTTCTAACGGTGTCGTCGTGGATGACCACGATCATGGCGGCGTGCAGCGCGGTGGTAGCAGAACGGATGGCCCACAATGACGACCACAAAATATATCGGCATGAGCCGGGAAACAGGCGGCACGCTGACCGACCTCGATCACATCCGGCAATCCGTGCGTGACATTCTGCTGACCCCTGTCGGCACCAGAGTGATGCGTCGCCAGTATGGTTCGCTTTTATCCGCCCTGATTGACCAGCCGCAAAACGAGGCGCTGCGCCTGCAGATTATGTCGGCCTGCTATATGGCGATCCTGAAATGGGAGCCGCGCGTAAAGTTGACTGCCATCAGCTTTGAGTCGGATATCAACGGCGCAATGGTGGTTGAGCTGTCCGGCAACCGCACCGACAACGCGCAGCCTTTTTCCTTAACCGTTCCTGTGAGCTGAGACTATGGCAACTATCGACCTGAGCCAGTTGCCCGCGCCAGATGTGGTGGAGTCGCTGGACTATGAAACCCTGCTGGCCGAGCGAAAGGCTACGCTGATTTCCCTTTACCCTGCTGACCAGCAGGACGCCGTCGCCCGCACGCTGACGCTGGAGTCAGAACCTATCGTTAAGCTGCTGCAGGAAAATGCCTATCGTGAGCTGATCCTGCGCCAGCGCATCAACGAGGCGGCAAAGGCCGTCATGGTTGCGTATGCGCTGGACGGCGACCTTGACCAGCTCGGCGTAAACAATGGCG